ATTAAAGTTTGATACAATTAGACCTTTTGGTCCTACAATAATGAGAGGCAAGATGCCTGACTTCATTACTAAAATGCTTGATGATAAAGCAACACAGATGTTAACCGATAAAAAATTATCTAAAGAGTTTGATCATTCAGGTAACTTGGCAGGCAATGTTAAACAAGAAGTTCGTTTTCCACAAGACTGGATGGGTACGGAAGAGTTTTTGCCGATGGTGCAATTGATTGGTGAGATGGTTAAAAATTACATTTCTATACCACCAGCAAGCGAAACAATTAGCCCAGAGTTTGTAGGTAAGATGGTTATTGAATCTATGTGGTCCGTGAGCCAGTGGGCTGGAGACTTCAATCCTTTTCATATACACGAAGGTCAACTATCAGGTGTATGTTATTTACGAGTACCAAAAAGTTTACCAGAGGAATACGCAAAAGAAGATCACTATCCAACTGTAGGTGATATATGTTGGTTTAATGGTCAAGCTGCTACATTTAGTGGACATAAATGGCAAGAGTCACCAAAAGTTGGTGATATATTTTTGTTTCCAAATTGGCTGGCACATGGCGTATATCCATTTAGAACAAAAAATGAAGAGAGAAGATCAGTATCTTTTAACTTACATTTAATTAAAAAAGACGAGCCACAGCCTTTAGAAAACTAATGCAACATCATAAAGAGACAAAGTTTGTCATGTATGTTGATGATTTTTTAGATCAGGCTACG